CGGACTTGTTCCCTACATCCACGTGTAAAGTATTAGTATCGACAGTTAGGTTTGAAGAAATATACGTGTTACCTACTACATGAAGGTTGGCGTCGGGTGTCTTTGTCTCAATTCCCACACTATGGGACACTGAGTCCACGTGTAAAGTATCTGTATCCACGGTTAAATTAGACGACACGTAGACATTACCAACCACATGGAGGTTGGCATCGGGTGTCTTTGTCTCAATTCCGACACTATGGGTCACTGAGTCGACATGTAAAGTGTCTGTATCAACCGTTAAGTTGGAACTCACATAAGTATTACCGACCACATGAAGATTTGCATCAGGTGTCTTTGTCTCAATTCCGATAGAGTGGTTCACTGAGTCCACGTGGAGGGTATCAGTATCCACGGTTAAATTAGACGACACATACACGTTACCAACCACATGAAGATTGGCGTCGGGTGATACAGTACCGACTCCGACAGACTCATTGACCGAATCAACGTGGAAAGTGTCTGTATCTACTGTTAAATCGTTTAAGATGTATGTATTTCCAACCACATGGAGCGTTGCATCGGGAAAATTCGTTTCAATACCAACAAAATGTTTGTTTGTATCTACGTGGAGAGTATTTAGATCTACGGTAAGATTGGAACTCACATAGACATTACCAACCACATGAAGATTGGCATCTGGTGAAGCGTTGTTAATACCGACAGAGTCGTTCACTGAGTCAACAAAAAGTGTGTCTGTATCAACTGTAAAGTTATTGGAAACATTGACAGTATTGTGTATGGTCGTTCCATATGTGAATTCTTTCGAATCTGCGTTGTACATGAGAATGTTCGAGTTGTTCACGTTTCTCACAGGGTTTATGAAAAGTGCGTTTTGTGTGGTGGTATTATTAAACCCCGCAGCATCTGTACCACCATTTATGATAACGGACCCAGCAGCTTGACCCGTCGGGTACCCCGCGTAATACCCTATAGCTATAGCACCCTCACCTTGATTAAACTTACCCGCACCATCACCAATAGCGATGGATTTTTGACCCTGATTTTGGCTACCAGCATCTTTACCTATGGCGATCGAATTACCCAATTGATCCTGGCCACCAGCGTTTTCACCGATGGCAATTGAAGATGCCGCTTGATTTTCATATGCAGCCTTTTCACCTATGGCGATAGAACTATTCCCTTGGTTAGTTTCACCAGATCTTTCACCAATGGCTATAGAAGATTCTGCTTGTGTGACACTACCAGATTTGTATCCAATGGCGATGGAGTTGGAATGTTGACGGTCATAACCAGCTCGGTACCCCAAAGAAATGAGATGTGCGTTCGAACTTGGGTGAATGGTAGCACCCGTATCTGTACCTATGAGTAAACGATCATACCCAGAATTATCCACGCGCCGAGTAGCGGCGATTGTTCCATTTACATCGAGATCTTTTGTAGGATTAATTTGATTTATACCAACTCGGTTTGATTCGACATCTACATGTAAGGTATTTGTGTCAACCGTTAAATTAGAACTTATGTATGCGTTACCGACGACATGAAGTTCTGCGGATGGGGTCAATGTATTAATACCCACTTTGTCAACACCCGAATCTACGAATAAAGTATCTCCATCAACAGTCAAGTCGGCGGAAATACTCGTGTTACCGGTGACCACCAAAATATTTGAACCAAATTCATCTACGAAAAGGTTTGAACCCACATCCAAAGTGTGTACAGGATTTGTGTTCATGACACCAACATTGGATTCGGTGAAAATTTGACCGTACACGTGGACGTTAATATCTTGAGTTGTGAGAGGTGTAATCGTATGATGATTGGCACTCGATTGTGTGTATCCAATCGCAAATTCATTTGAACTTTCTAGGTACCCGACGGCTATATTTGAACCTGGGCGTGTCATCACAAAACCCAGATCGAGTGACGCATCCCCAACCACGTTATCTTTACCAATTTCCAAAATGGCATCTCGTATCACAGTGTTATTGGAATGTAAAGTTGTGACGAGTCCATTAAATGTCGCATCTCCATCGACTACTAAATTATTTTGGATATATGTACTCCCTAAAATTCGCACGGTATTAGATGCGGTTTGATTTACAAACACTTTGGAACCAACAGAAAGTGTATCCGTGGGTGAACTATTAGAGATGCCAACATTCGAAAGTGTTGTAGCGGAGGTGACTGCATTATTAAAAGAAACTATATTTGATGTAACATTCCCGTTAATCACGGCCGCTTCGAGTGTAAAATTAAGAATATCTTCCGCAACTGCACCAGAGTCCATCATTTCCTTCGTCACTTGATTGTACGCCAGTACACTAATATTTCTATCCGATAGATCCGTACGTAAACGTAGAGGTGTTATGTATACAGAATCCGTAAAAGGTGTATCAATTTCCGCTTCACTCGCATTAAACACAATCGTGTTTTCTGCCTGGTCATTGGTACAATTTTTACCGAATCTAATTTTCGTGGAACGTTCCACGGTCGGCAAATTCTTGACCATTTAATATAGAATGGTATTTTAATTTGCGTAAAGAAGTCCCGCCATACCATTCTCAATGCGTAATATGTTGTAATTTACGGCATATATAGGGTCAGTGATGTTCATGGTCTCACTCGTGATTTTGGCTGAACTTAATCGACTAAAATTCAGTGTACCAGTGGGCTGATGGGAACTCGTAGAAAGGCAAAACGGATACAAGAAAAAATCAGGGGAGGCCACAAAGTTAGTGTGGTAGTAATGTGTCACATCAATGAAATGTGGTTTACCCCATCTATAATTTCCAACATCCATACCATTAATACTGAGTTTTACCCTATTCGTAGGTGAAGTAAGAGCACTATTCGTTGTTGTATTAGAAGATGCTAAATACTTCACAGGGTGATTAAATGTGAGTTCTTGGAGAGTTGTCCCAGAACCAATGTTCTTTTGAACTTGGGTTATTAACATATCGTGTTTACGAGAAGCTATGTTTCCACGCTCTTCATTATCCAAATAGATGTAATTCGCAAACACTTCTATATTTTTGTTAGTGACATCTGGTCCCCAATAAATGCGGAGCTCTATATTATGGTAATTAAGGGCTACCAATGGGAGGGCTGATTGTGGCGTTTCACAGAAAAAAAAGCGGAGAGGGTAAAAAAATGACCTAGCGGATATACCTGGGTGTGTACCTTGGGCACTTCTAGATACGTTTTGTGCGAATGTATCCACGGCGATATTTTCAGTAAATACAGAATCTTGTGTATCAACTACAGATCCCCCTATCAGAAGCTCCACTTTCTCGATGATGTTATCCCACCTTTGCGAATCGAGAGCTTGTGTATTGTCATCCATCGTCAGATAGACATAACTGAGAAGATCACCAGTTCTTTCGAACTGGACACTTGACATAGAATTACTTTTCACACTTCCATGGATCGTTTGTTTTTCGATGGATTGTGAAAAATTGGAGTGTCGTTTAAAGACTGAACTAAAAAACGATATCTCAGGTTTACCCATGATAAATTCATCCTGAGCACCAACGGCAATAAGTTGAGTGATACCAGCGGACATCGTTTACTTTATAAAGAGAAAATTACATATTACTTTTCCTACACATGAATCGGAGGACTAAAACATTTTTATCCGAGGCGGTCGAACGAGCGATCGTATTACCATCCTGGTTACGAATTGTGACTGTGAATCGGTCTAGGCGGCGAATGGGGTCTATGTACTGAGTGAAAATCGGATACTCATCTTTAAACTTGACTACAGTAGAAGAATCGGATACGATACTAGCAAAAGAACCTCTAAGAACGCTCATAGAAGCCTGACCAGTGAGTACATTGGATGCACGATCAGAAAAGATAGAATCGAGTTCATCTATCGAGACATAACAATGTTCTGTAGCAGTAGTTGTTCGAATACGAGCACCCAATAATTTAGCCTGAACAACATTTTTCAGTGGTTGTTGAAGATAACAAGTGAAGGTGTTTGCACTACTTTGACCAATCGAATCGATCGTGATGGTGTGATATTCATAGTTGAGATCTGGGGTCGCCATTTATAGTTAGCTTAGATTAAAGATCCACCAATTCCATCTTCGATGGCATACCCAGCATGTTCACCGACAAGCTGTTGAGCACCGCAAACACCACCGGGTGTGAGACCTGTAGTGTAAGCGCTTCCTTCCTTACCTTGACCAGGGGCACATTCGATCTTGTTCTCGAGATCAAACATGGACTTTTCATTCACAGTCTTGATAATAATAGGCATGGGCTGGTAGTTGCTGATATTCTTGTTGGCGCTCAGGGCAAAAATGATCACCAATAAAATGGCGATGGACATGAGAGCGTTGCGGTTCTGCTGGTTAAGCTTAAACATTTATAATAGACCAATATATTTTTTCTAAACTGCGTTAAAGGTATTTTTTTAGTTTCCATATAGAGAGTAGATGGACGAAGAAATTGTAATCGATCGAGGATCCCCAAATGTGATGAAACTAGATGCAGATGAACAGGCCCTGATGGATGAGATTGAAATATCGGCTCCTCGTCCTCAGCGTGTTCCACGACCCACGAACCATATGTCCAGACCCGCACCCCAGATGCAGCAAGAAGCGATGGATGCTTTCGCGAACCCTAATAAGCAGAATGCTCCACCCCCACCGGGTGATGAAGAGGAGATTGACTATGGTGAGGATGAACCAACCTTTTTTGATGATGACATGAACATGGGTTCTGGTCAGCAGGATGAGCAACCTTCAAAGGGGTATGGCTCCATTGATGAAGAGAAGGCTGATTTGATTAATAAACTTGGTCGGTTAGAGAAGAAGGGTTTCGCTGTGAATAAGCGCCTGAATGCATATTCAAATGTTGATGAACTTCGTTCTGAAGTGAAGAGGATTACGTACAGTATAGATGTCGAACAGTCTGTCCGTTTTTCTAGGCGAATGCTCGTAGCGTGTGTGACTGGCCTGGAGTTCCTTAACAAGCGGTACAACCCCTTTGAGATTCAGTTAGAGGGTTGGTCTGAGTCTGTTATGGAGAATGTTGATGACTATGATGGTGTCTTTGAAGAACTCTATGTGAAGTACCGATCCAAGGTGAATATCGCTCCAGAGGTCAAGCTGATTATGATGCTCGGTGGCTCTGCTATGATGTTCCATCTTACCAATAGTATGTTCAAATCGGTGATGCCCAATATGAACGATGTCATGAAGCAAAACCCCGATCTCATCAAGAGTATGATGAGCGCTGTACAGAACACCACGCGGAACACTGATGGCCCAGCGGTCGATGCACCCGTCGGTGGCACTGGCCAATACGAGATGAAGGGTCCCGGCCTTGATATTTCCAGCCTCATGGGTGGGATTTCTATGCCACCCCCACCTCCCATGAACACCAATCTGGGAATGGCAGGTACCATTCAAGAAGAAGATGAGGATGACGTTTCTGATATCATCTCCGTTTCTGGTGACTCGACGGGTGGTGAGGTTCGACAGGTAAATGTCAACTCTTCTAAACCCAAAAAGA